TATTCTTCTGTAGTAATACCCTGGAACTTAGCGTCATTCTCTACTGCTTGGAGGAGCGAGTTATAAAGACTTGACCCAGTCTGTCGGTCAGCGGACCTTTTGCTCGCAGCTCGTCCAAGAATTTCTTTCCTTTTTCCCTGGTCGACATAGACGGAGTTGACTGCTCGGTAGTTTTGTTTTTCATAAGTAATATTATTAGCTTCTAATTCCTCTACAAAGATACCAATTTTATCTTGAAGAGTTGGGTCATCAAAGTCAAATATATTTATAAAACTTACTTCCCCTGTATCTTCGTTAATAGTAAAATCAGTTATCCCTGCTTTTTTCAAAGCATCTATTGTGCCTTGAGTATTTGTCACACTTAATGTGTATTCATTTCCATTGTGGTTTTCTGCTCCCTCTTCAACATAAGTGGCAGCAATGCTACTCTCTTGTGTTTCAGGAGCTAAGGAAGCTGCTAATGCAGCATACTCTTCCGCTTGTTCTATTGTTGCATTCTTCAATACAACTCTGTTAGATATTTCTACTATCTCTGTACCTGCATCGTTTTTATACCCACCGATACCCTCTTCAACTTCAACTTCTAAACCTAGTTGTTGTCCTATACCAGTTAAGTTATTTTTGTATTGCTGATAGCCCTCGCTTTCTCTTAACGTCTGTGCTTGTTCAGCACTCTCAATTGTAGTGTCAAAGAATGGAGCAACAGCTACGACTGTCTCTGGTTTAGTAGTAGGTGTTACAGTTGTCTGTTGTTTTCTAATTTGAAAAAGTCTTTGTGCTTCTTTTACATTATTAAAACTTTCTTGTCTTAAATCAAGAGCTTCTTGTTCGGTTATCTCACCATCTTCCATGGCTCGTGTAACAGCTTTCATCTTCTCTCTTCTTTGAGCACCTATATCATTATAATCTTCAGATACTTCAATAGAGGATAAAGGATTAGTACCAACAACTTGTGGTACTTCTACTTCCTGCGTTTCGGTGGTCTCAACAACTTGTGGTACTTCTACTTCCTGCGTTTCGGTGGTCTCAACCCTTGGGGTTTCTTCGAGTGATACTTCTGTTCCCACTCCTGTGCCAATTGCGGCTTGTTGGCGTGCATCCACGCTCTCTGTTTCTGGCTTTTGAACGGCATCTATTTTATTTTTTAATTGGTTAGCAACCTCTTCATCATTAGCAACCTTACCATTGAACTTAAGCAACTGACTGGCGCTCATCTTACCAAGCTTCTTTAAAAAGTCTTGCTTACTATAACTCTTTCCATCAATTACGTACTTAGATAACTCAGCTCTTACATCACCAACCTCTACGCCTGGTGAGAATATAGCTTCTATCTTTGCTCTCTGGTTATCTGGAGCTAATGTTTTATTTTCTAATAGATATGCAATCTCTCCATTGATATCTTTTATCTTCTGACCAAACACTTCTTTACGGTTAGTGTCTGCAGAGTATTCTTCTTTGGCTGCTAATAATTCCATTAGCCTAGCCTTAACCTTCTTATTATTTGGTTTATTTTTACCAGCACCAAAGTCTAGCATATTGTCTGCATCCTTAGATAGGCCTAAGTTTTTTTGTATACGCTGCCCTTGGTCTTCATTAATCTTACCAAGCTCAACCATGTTATTGGTCCACGCAGATATTCTGGTGTCTGATTCTTTCTCGTTTACAAGATAGTTTATATCTGTAAGCTTAGATGCTAGTTCTATATTGGAATTATTTCTTGCGTCTATAAGTTTATTTACCACCATCATACTGGCGTTGTTTCCAAAGCCACCAATACCCTCAGCGGCTATCTCTTTGAAATCTAATTCATCACCAACTGAAATTTGAGCTGCTGTTTCACCAGCCATCTCTCCAAAAGGGTCAAAGACAGCACGTTCAGCTAATTGCGATGCAATCTTTTTAGTTCTAGTTGCAACCTTTCCTACTTGAAAAACACGACCAGCTAATCCTGCTGTAAGATAATCGACCATAGCAATAGGAATACCTCGTTTTAATCCACGCTCCTTTGCTAATGCCCATACATCTGCATCTTGCATAGCTAACTCAACGTCCTTAGCATTAAGAACATCATATCCCTCAGACTCCATAGCTGCAAAATATTCATTAGTATATTCCATAGCTAAGGCTGTTAAAGCAAATCCAGCTTTAAATCCTTTTCCTGCACCAGCAATTGCACCTGGGACAGCGCCTACCCCACCAGCTGTTGCTCCGAATCCAGCTCCTATACCTGCTCCTACACCTACAGAGGAAGTAACTATTTCAGCTCCATAAGGCAACATCATTCCTATGGAGTTAGCCGCAAACGCAAGCGCCGTTTCTTTTGGGTTACGTAAAAACGCATCCATACTCTCTCTAAAACCTTTAGCTCTGTTCCATCTGGAAAGTGCTTTTGAATCTTTATATTTTCTATTCTTGGTCTTGAGAGCCACTATCATTTCAGCAGCTTTCTTTCTATCCTCCTCATTATCAAGGTCTAGTGATTGAAAATCAAAAGCCATTCCTGTAGATAACTGAAGTATTATTTCAGAAGCATTACCATCATTCAGTCCTTTTGTTAATTCAGAATATACTGCTGAAGAGTTTTCCTCAAACTCATCCATAATAGTTTTATCATACTTGGAGCTATAAAAAGTTTTAGCTGCCTCATAAATATTTGCGGCATGTTGCTTTTCTGAATTTAAAGATGCTTTTTGAATTTTAAAATTATCCAATATCTGCGCCTCTTGTTCTGTCTTGGGCTCTATATCTGTAAGGTCTTCTAGCCTAACACCAAAGGTTTGTAGTGACTGTACTTGTAAGGCATCTTCAAAAGCCACAGCCTCATAGTTGGCACGTGATGCGTCCTTAGCTATAGCTGAATATTTTTTTTGTAATGTTAGGTCATACTTTTCTCTAAGAGCTATCATCTCTTCTGTGTTAACCTCGCTGTATAAGTCAGCCTCTCTTTGAGACAATTCTTTTATTACCTCTCTAAAATCATCACGAAGCTGTCCGTTTACATAAAAGCTTCCGAATTTTTTCTGCTCTTCTTCAGACAACTCGTCTAGTCTTCTCTCAAGACCTTTTGCTTTTAAGCCTTGTCCGCTGAAGCTTATACCCATTTCATCTTCTATGAAATCAATCTCATCTCTCACCTTTAGATACTCATCGTATCTTGCTTTCTCAGCCTTAAAATTTAATCCTACCTCGCTATATATACTTTTTCCTACAGCATCTGTAGAGTGCGTGTCTTTCCATTCTCCCTCAGCAAATCTCTGTGCTTCTTCCTCGGTGTCAAACTGGAAAACTTCACCTCTTTCTTCGGCTACTTTTTTTGCTTCATCAAAATCTAACTTCATCCAGTCATTAGGATTCGTTCCGTAAAACTCAGGATTTTTTGGAAACAAAGTTGGAATAGCATAGTGCTTGCCATCCGCTTCGTAAGATGTCATAAGCACAGTTGATGTAGTTCCATCAGGATTTATTCTGCCAACTTTACGAAGGTCTTGAGCTTTTGCTGACTGCCCTTCAAAGTCTAAAAGTTCATTTGTTTCAAACTCTTCAAGAGCATGTTGTGATAAAAAGTTTTTTAGCTTTTGAGATTCTAATATCTCTGTATCTGTAGTAAAAGGGTCGAGGTCTATATCTATGGTTTGTGTCCCATCAAAGTTTGTTACAAGCACACCATCTCCTAAGCCGCTTTTTTCAAAGGAAAATCCATACTTCTGAAAATTTTGTTTTAATAAAGGAATTACATCGTCTTCCTCTTGCCCAATAAGGTCAGCGTTTATAGCTGCTAAGTCGGCTTGAAACTCTTCGCTTTGCGTTAGTAAGGATTGGTTTATTTTTGACTGCTCAAGCGCAGCTTCTTGGTCTAGCTTTTCTTGTTTTAAAAAAGCGTCCATCTCCTGCTGACGAATCTCCTCAGTTGTTCTAGTCTCTGCATTTATATCAGCAAGAACTTGCTGTACATCCACAGCCTCGCCTTGGTCAGTCTCACCTTGAGAAGTTGGAGATTGTATTAGAGGTTGTTTTTCAGATACCCTTGTAGATTCTGATACTTGTACCCTTGGGTCTTCTCTAAAATTAGGTTTGTCTTTTTTTGTATAGTCCTCAATATTGAACTGCTCCAAAAAACCATCGCCCAAAGTGGATTCCGAAATGTCTTTTTTTTTTACTGTCTTCGGAGGATTTACACCAATGAGAACAGAATAATCTTCTTTAGATTTTCTATACCCCTGGTCTACAAATAAACCGAACATATCATTCAATGCGTTATCGTTGTTAGCCATAAGCATTTTAAAATCATCGATAGTACCATTGTACCCTTCTTGCTGAAATAACTCAAAAGAATCTATAAGTGCTTGTTCGTTCATTAGTTAATTTTTGTTTTCTTGATTATATCCAGCTCCAACTCCACCAGGATTTTTTACTGTATTATTCTGTTTAGTCGTGTTACTTCTTCTATCTCTTCTTGATTTAGTTTTTTGGACTATACTTTTCCTTTTTACACCTGGGGTTAGAGACATTCTCTTAATATCCTCCTCAGATGTTGAGTTGTTTAAAATAAAGTCTTTAATTACCTTGGCATACCCTGGCTTAGTGATATCAACCTCAAGTGCTTTACCGCCTTTTTTCTTAATTTGAACAAGTCTATCTATAGTTGAATTCTTAAACCCTGTAACCTCTGATAATTCAAATCCATCAGGTATACTAGCTTTAAAATCTTTTACCATTTTTCCATTAGCGTTATCAACGATTCCTGTCTCTGTAGTATAACTATCTCTACTTCCGTCTATCTTTGTATCAAGATAATCTGAGTAAGCTTCTTGAATAGATTGTTTGGTAGCATCACCTTCACGTGCTGCAAACACATCAGTTAAAGCAGCTTCACCAAACGCTCCAGGTAAAGGGTTTCCATCTGCGTCAGTTTGCCTTCCTCCGCTTCTATCTAATACTGATGATACATCATCAACGCCATGTATCTCGTTTCCAAGGCTAGCCCACTCATCAATGGTAATATTATCTGGGTCATACTTAATAACTCTATTGTCTCCACTGTCTTTGTAAATAAACTCTATCTCTCCAGGAACAGTTAAATCAATGTCTCGTAAATCACTGTCCTTAGATATTTGTGAACCTAATAAATTTTCAAGAGCTGCTTGTTTTCCTGCAGGGGTTTCTGCGTAGAATAAATCGTTCCAAGAACTAATAGCTGCTTTCTCTTTCTTTTTGTCGCTGGCAGCCTTAATCGATGCAGCACTTGGTTGTTGTTTCTTAGGTTCGTTATATGTAGATATTGTTTCTTCTCTATCTATTTTATTTCTAAAGTTTGTTTGAACACTATCAAAAGCTAACTTTTTTTGTTCCTTACTAAGGACTGGCTCTATTCTACCACTACCATCATCTTTAATAAGAACTTTATTAGGGTCTTTTTTAGCCTCAGCCTCATCAAAGGTTGGCTCGAAAGGCTTTCCGTTTGCAGGATTTACCATCCCATCTGTAAGAACGGACAATGCATTTAAAGGGTTGGCCTCTAGATAGCTATTAATCATATCCGTTTCCATAGACTTAAAATCATCTACAGCTTTTATCCCTGCAGGTCCTAATGACCCACGCATAGTTGGGTCTAGTAATTTAGTTACAGTACCTGCATAGTTTGAACCCCCAGCGGCTCTTACGCTAGTTATAAATGTACCTAACCTCTCGGCCTCCATAGTCATAGTTCCTCCTACATCAAACTTATCGTACTTTTCTTTATATCTATTACGAAGCTGATTTACTGTCATAAAGTCATTAGGGTTTTTACTCATGACTCTTGTACCTCCAGGGCCATCGACTAGCTTACCAATACTTACACTCCCATCTTGGGAGTTTATATAAGACTGAGAGTTCTTAAGATTTGAAAGGCCTTCTATCTGCTCCATCAACCATCCCTCTAATTGCTGGCTTTCTCCATCCTTAAATCTCTTCATCTTTTCTGTGTACTCCTTTTGGTATTCTTCAGATAAACCGAACAACTGTTTAGTTCCGTCAGTTAAATTCTGACGAGCTACAGTGTAGTCTCTATCTTTCATTACACCACTCTTTAACAGTCTGTCTTGAATTAAACGCATACGTGTAGCATCTGCAGCATGGTTAAGCGCAAATGCATTTGCTGTTTTAAAATCTCCAGATGGAGCATTATCAAGAATCTCTTGGTATTCTCTGGTAGACTTATCGAAAGCATCTCGTTTAGCCTGCCTTGCAGCACCAGCATCTAATAATGTTTGAGATAAATTTGCGCCTACCTCCTGCCAGTTAACACCAGCTGCGTTCTCTCTTTGTACGTATCCGTAGTAAGTCATTTAACTATTTTTTTATTAAAAGCCCATCTGCTGCTTGAGCATTAATCTTTGTTCTGGAGTCATCATTAATAGCTGGTCCATAAATTCTGCGCTTTGCAAACCACCTAGTTGGCTAAAATCTTGTATCTGTGAAGAAACCAGGTTACCACTTGCGTCTGCAGCTAACGTTTTTCCTAAAGCACCAAACGTATTTGCATCATAACTTAAGCCTCCTACAGCCTGTTGAAATTTTTGGTTCATCATCGGCTTTAAATTCTGTCTGTACTCCCTACCTGTTCGAGTGCCTTGTCCAGCATACGCTCCAGTCCCTGCTAAGTAATCTGCTTTCTGACCTTTAGTAAACTCTCGTTGCATACCTGCTACATCTCTAGCCTCTGCACTCTTTCCATACGTAGGAACCATAGCAAGTCCTTGCTGTAAAACATTACCAACACCTTGAAAACCTTGCATTTTTAATTGGTCTGCCGCTTGCCCTGCTTCAGCTGAAGCCTTCTGCGCACCAGCTATATCACCTAGTTTTAGCTGCATTTTAATATCACTCTTACGAGTTTCTTCATCAGCAACAAGCTTATCTAGCTCGTCTAATTCTTTTCCTTGTGTAGCTCTTATGTTGGCAGCGGCCTGAACTGTTCCTTCCTGAACTCTTTGAGAGCCTCCTAAAACACCACGTTGGTCACCCTCTCTAATGGCTTCCATTTCTGTTTTTATCTGAGTACCCAAAGTGTCTTGCATTTGCTCGTATGGTTCTTGGTTTAAAGACAAGGCTTTATATTCGTTTTTTGTAAGCTCTTTCTCTACCTCAGCCATTGCCATTGCTGCTTTTCTATCAGCGTCTTGCTGTGCTCTTCTTTGTTTACCTGCGCCTATAAAGCTCATTGCTGTAGTTCCTACAGATATTGCTAAGCCTGCTATTGCTCCTGACATAATAATTTTTTATTTAATATAACGTGCTCAGGGAGGTCTTTATAATTATCTGTATAAACCTCTTTCTCAGCGTCTTCTATTGTTTTAGCGTCTGTTCTATAAACACAAACCCAAGTTGTATCCTCATGTATATAAGCAACTCGTTGTGTTCCTATTTCAGTCATTACTTTCATCGGTGCTTTTATTCTTTTCACCTCACCTGTGTCTAGTAAAACTGACATCTCACCTTTTAAAAAAAAAGATGGGTGGTTCTGTTTATGAATAAAACTAACGACCAATGTACCCTTCGGCATAAAAATCTCTCTGGTATATAGACCGTCTTTTAAATAATGAGTAACTGGCATCATCTTTTCCATTTCAGGAGTGTGGTGCTTTACTGAACCATTATGTGATAAGACGTTCTCTTTAAATGTGTTAATATTCTCCCAAAGAAGACCCCTATTTTGATGAACATATTGTAGTATATTTTCTGGGGTGTTTTTCTTTTTCCTAAATATACTTAATATACTCATAACTTTTACAAAGATATGAATTTTAAGGGAAACTTTTGAATGCCTGACTTTTTACTGCAAAAAGCTCTGTTGGAGAAGTATTACCATTGGTTAGTGTGAATTCACAGTAATGTCCTAACACTCCTTGAGACTCTGCAATAGAGTTTTTAATAAATAAAAAGTACTCATTTACCCCTGGTATAGGGACGCTTCCTGCTACTGTAGTGTCTATAGTTACTATAGATGTACCATCGTTTTGATTTACAACAGATGTGACCTGGCCAGCTAAATTAGGTTCATATTTGTTTTGCAAATTTAAAACACCAAAATAAAATAAATCTCCGTTAGATAAAATCGAACCAACACTGGTTGGAGGTATAAAATTAATAGTTGATACAGTTCCTGAAATTACAACATTATCACTAACCCCTATACCTGTTAATGAACGCAAAGGTAGCTGAGGGGTGTTATCAGGTAAGTCTGTATTGTTTCTTATAAAAGCAAACCAATCGGATTCTTTCTGTTCAAAATAATTTGCTTCTATAAATCCAGTTGTCTGTAAGTCAGTAATAAAAGTTCCGCCCCATGCGTCATCACCTTCAAGAGCAATTGTTTTAAACTTTTTGTTATCTAAAGCCGATTCATTAAAAACACTAGTTATTTTAGACACTCCTTGAATTCCATAAAAATTATTTCTTGGAGCGCTATTAGAATTGTGTTGATATAAATCACCACCTTTAAAGGTATATAAAAATTGATTCATACCCTTTATAAATTCTGGGTAATAAGAATAAAAAGAAGGCCACCCTTGTGCCGAACCGCTATATGTTAGTGTGTAATTATCCATGTTTTTGTTTTTTAAGGTCCAGTGCAATTTGTTATAGCGCTTACAACACCATTAGCGTCTACTGTAATAATGAAAGTACTTGATATTCCATTTACCGTATAATTTCCTGCTGTTAATGGAGTAGTTGCAAACTGGTCACTAAAAACAAAGTTATTAACAGTAGGGTCAAACTGAGGAGGATTAATTGTTCCTGCTCTATCAGCATAATTATAATTATAATATATTGTCTGTGTTACTGACTGACATATGGTACTTGCGCCTTGATTTGCACTAGCCTGAACACTAGGTAGTTGACCTGGACAAGCTAAAGATAAATCTAAATTCCAAGATGTTCCACAAGGGCCATATACATCTATTGTCATTTGATTGTTACCACTAACTGGTAAAGCAGGTTTTGGAATAACCATAGCGCAATACCCTGGTGATGTATTTGGTGTTGGCTGCAATTGAGAAGCGACAACAGTATAGTTTCGTGTACCATTTTGAACGAACTGGCCTGAAACTGGGTCGTAAACAAAAAGTGTATTAGATGGAGCTGCGTTATAAGGGCTGTTTGGAACAAGAGTATTATAACAAGCATTACTACCATCCCCAACGTAAGTAACTAAGCCTGCTGGTGCAGCCTTATATCCATCTACAGGAGAGGATAATTCATTATAGGTGCTGTTGTCAAAAGTAACTAGTATACCATCTGGAACAGATTGAGGCCAAAAGTAAACAACCATAGCTCCAATATCTGTCGCTGTAGACCCTGTGTCAACATCTAATGTAAAAGACCCTTGTCCTCCACCTGCATTTAATGTTCCTCCACATGGAAGTCCTGCTGGAGTACATGTCCCTGTAGATATAACAATACCGTACTGTATTTCAATATAAGTACTGTCTGCTAATATTACAAACTGACTAGTTGCTGTGTCGTTAATTTTTGTACCAGCACCGCCATCTAGAAATACATAGTTCCCAATCCCTGGGGTAGTTAGTGTTTCAGGGACAAAGACAGTTGGCTGAATTGATGTAACATTTGCATTTTGTGCAAAATAATAAGTTACTGTGGCATCAGCGCATGTGTCATCTCCTTGAACTGGAGACCCAGCAAAACTATCTAGTTGTATGGGACAATCTGTCTGAAAAGAAAAAAATGTTCCTTGTATCGGCCCATAAAAATCTACATTGATTTGGCTAACGCTAGCTGAGTTTTTAGGAATAACCTGAGTATAAACTGTAGTTCCTCCACCCCTTAAGTCTATCTGACTTGCGTTAACTGTAATCGGTTGAATATTTCCAGTCGGAATATATGTGCCATCAGCTTGTATCGTGTATATTGGAAGCGCTGAAGTGCTTACAGGCGTGTTGTTAGGAGAACCATAATAAGTTGGCTGTCCTAACGGAGTGTTTAATCCAACAGGTCCTTGGTTATTACCTATATATGTAAGCTGATTATATGTCTGTCCATTATATGTGGTTAATATTCCATCAGGAATTGTATTTCCAATAATAGAATAAATTACTACTGCACCCACATCTGTACCACCACTAATCTGACCCAAGAAAGTTCCCCTAACATCAGCAGACTCACCACCGACCTGGCCACAAGGTAAAGCACATTGTGGGCATGGTTGTGCAGGTAATAAAACGCAGTTAAGTAACTCACGAACTATTATACCATTTGAATAAAGTCCATTTGGCGCACAGATATTCATATCCTCATCAGCAAAGATTGCTGTTGAAGTTGCTAAGTCTGGTCCGTTTAAATAATATGTTCCTGATACTGCCATTCTATTTATTTTAATTAAGGTAAAGGTGTTGGGTCATTACAGTCACAGCAGACATCGTTTAAGTCTGATGTTCCGTAGCATAAAACTGCTTCTGTTGGTTGTCTATAATCGTATACTAAATACAATTGATTTCCTGTTGATGCCATTGTATAGTCTCCAATGTATTGGTCTGGCGCAAGAGTAACATCTAAAGGTAAAGGTGAGCCAGCGGCAGAAAGTAAAGAAAGTATACCTGCTGGAGTAGCTGGGTATTGAACATTAGTTCGTAAAGCATAAAACTCATTTTGAGTTGGTTCAAAAACAAAATTATCTGAATTTCTTTTATGGCAAATAACTTGAACCAGTGCATTATCAGCTGGTATAACTCCTGCACCTTGCGGAGCAGTAACAGAGTCAAACTGACTAATAGTAATAAAGTCAGTTCCATCAACAAATGTTACTTGCTCAGAGTGTAATGGAGATAAATATGTTCCGTCCACCCATCTGTACTCGTTGTGTATTGTCTGACCTTCGTCAGGTGAATTTGTTATACATACCTGAGTTACGGTAATAATCTCGGCAACAGGGCAAGCAACAGTAATCTGTATAGTAGCTCCTGCTTTACCTATTAAAACAACCTGAGCCTCCGATTCACTAACAACGTTTTTATCAAAGGTAAAACTACTGCTGCCATCAGTAATAACAGTTGTAGGCACAACATCTACTCCATTGTATGTAACCTCTAAACTACTTCCTGATGAATTACTTGCCTGAATTTCTATATCTGTATTTCCTACTAATAACCCTAGGTCTATACAATACTCAAAGGTCTTATCCTCTGGGAAAGTAAAGGTCCTATCAATTCCGCAGGCAATACAAGATTCTTCAGACGGTAGTTCCTCGTCATTTATACTTAGAACATACTCATTCATGTATGGGTCATACCCACCAATCTTTTGATTGTTTAGACTATTAATAAATCTATCTCTAAACCAAGACCTCATGCCAGATTCAGAAATTACTGTAAGCTTTTCGTTTTGTCCTGCAGCTCCTGTAAGCATAATTACTGCGCCTCGTTTAGCGTCAGTAAAATATTTATTATAACCCCAAGAACAAAAACTTTCTGGGTTTCTTGAGATGCCATACTCTTCTATTCTAGCTATCTGAGTTCCTAAAACCTCAGGTACAGAGGCTATCTGTCCCCCACCTGCTGAGTCACTTAATAAGTTTTTACCAGCTAATACATAGGATATTTTATCCTCCTGTAATACTAGTATATCGGTTTCTCTTCCATGAAGTTTTTCAATTGGGCCATATATATCTTCACAAGGTTTGAAATTTAATAACCCTAAGTTAAATTCGTTTAGCTTGTTTACATTACTTTCGTTATTATAAACACCACTATATGTTAAATCAGCAAAGCGATGTGCTTGCTTGAATTCTAATTCAGAAGTAGAGGCTGTTCTTTCTCCTAAAGAAAATTCTTTTCCTACAATTGAGTCTCTTATTCTATAACTTTCAACACCATTAGCAAAAGTGAAACAGTTAAAGAAATCCGTTAACACAATAGCGGACTGAGCTCCTGTTTGGTTTTGTATATTACCTTCATGTCTACCTGTTGCTTTGTCAATATTATATACGTCTGCAGACTCATACCATAAATCTGGAGTAGCATCCGTTGGCTCAGTCTCAAAAACTATAGTATTTTCAGCTCTAAAAACTTCTATGTTGGCTTCTATCTTTGCTCTCCTACTATCCGAGAGCTTAGAACCTTTACATGAGTTTGTGCCTACTAATCCAAGGGAAAGTAAGTTGTTATCCGTTCCTCTTAAAAACTGGTATTGGTACACACACCTGTCTTGTGGCATTGCACCTAATGCATCATTAGTAGTAGCTGCTGTTTGTAAAGCAGGATTGTAGTAGTTCTGAAAATATGGTGGTGGACAGTCAGGACCATTAGAAACATTAACCGCTCCATTGTCTAACCTGGCCTGTATATTATCTCCATCAAACCACTCTTTAAAATTATCATAATCTTGTGATGATGTTAGTTTTAAATCTAAGGTATATTCTCTTCCATCACATCCACCGCTACGTCTTCCTGCTCTTCTGAATTTAATGTACATACGTATCCTTGAACCAGCAGGAATTGTGTAATCTATATACTGCCCTGGGGTGTTAGGGTCTTCTACACCGCATGGATACGCAAGCCTTGGATGGGAGTTTCCGCTTTTTTGACGCACACTTCTTTGTCCATACAATACAGTGGGAAGGTCACCTGGTTCTACTTGAAAATCATTTGCTATAATTTTCATATATGTTCCAGCTGGAACTGTAACACTGTTTCCTTGCCCATCCGCAACGTCTATGAAATTTTCAACCTGAGCTTCTTTCTGTAGAACAGTGGCGTATTGACATCGGTTGGTAGCTCCTCCTGTATCTCTTTTTACCCTAAGCCTATCTCCCTCTTCAACCTTTCTTGCATTCTCTCCTTCTAATAAAAAGTAAGTGGCAGAGGTTGACAGCTCATCGAAAAATACATTTGAAAAAATTGTGTTATAATCTTCAAAATCTGGCTTTATAACCATCTTATATCTGTCCGCCCATACAGGCGCTAATTGTGATGGTGGTATTACTACCTGTATTTGATTTTGTAAATCAGATGCCGAACACCCAACATGTATTGAGTTGTTTGGGCTTACTAGTGCTGTAGAAGAGCGACCAAACTCATCCATATAAACAATACCCAATTCATAATCCCTATCACTATGAAGACTCTTAGGGTTTCCTATACCAAGGTATGTTAAATCTGCAAATGAAACAGTATAATATTCATAAACAGTTTGAGTGGGTGTAGCTAAATCATCTACATAAGCCATCGCTGGAATAACAAAACCTATTTCTTGACTACCAGGACTTGAGATTATTTGTATTGGTTGACCAGCACTACTTATACCACTTTCAAATTTTGAAAAACTATCTAAGTTAGCTGGTAGTGCACAATTAAATTCGTCTGTAACAGTTGTTCCATCACAAGAGGTTTCGTTTCCTGGAACTGGGTCATATACAGGAAGGATGCTTGCTGCTGTACCTATGGTTTCTACAAACGCAGGGTCTGTTGATAGCTCATAAACGCTATTAAAATCTTGAGGAAGAAGGAAAGTGAATTCAAGTGTTATAAGCGGAGAGGTCTCAGTAGGGAAGGGCTGTTGTCCTGTAAATCCAGAATGATTATATCTTATTTCAAAATTTAAAGAAGCACCATTAACTAATTCTATATCTGTAAAATCATAGTATACTACAGCGTTTACTACATTATTATTAGTGTCTATAGTGTAGTTAAAACTATCTGTTCTATCAGGTATTGAACCCTCAGCTATAACTTCAGATATAAGCTCGCAATAGTATTCTAAACGTATTGGATTTGTGTTTAAATCTAATAAGTCATATCCATCAACATAGTTACCATAAATTAATCTATTACCCATTATTGTTTGAGCCTGCGCTTTTAAAGGCACGTTGTCAAACAATCTTGTTAATTGAGTAGGAGAAATTACAGTAAATATCTTGCTGTTATTAAAATTTAAAGTATAGTCTGTATTATCTGCATACCCAAGATTTTGTTTGTTAAATATTTCTATAGACTTAATTACACTCGATGTGGTTTCTGCGAAAACAACCTCAATACTTTTTACTAAAGGCCCTCCACTGTTGTATGTGACTTTAACATTATTAAAAGCATTAGTCATTCCTTCATTTAAACCTGTGTCTATAGCGTAATCAAATCCCTTAGGGATAAAAGCTGGCTCAGTAAACTGTGATAAAGCGGACCTCTCTCCATCCTCATATATATATCTATAAGAAAAAGTTAAGAATCTTTCTTCTATAAAGTTTTCTTCACCAGATAGGTTAGTTAATTCAAACGATGGAGCTGCAACAGGTGGTTTTTTTATAACCAAAAGTTGTTCTTCTAAATCAGGCGAGTTAGAGTCATAGTTTCTTTTTATGTTTATAAACCTAGGTTGATTGTAGTTATCTGTCCAGAACAATAAGTCTTCAACTCTATTAACACCTGTTATTAAGAAATCATCATTAAAGTTTAGCACTGTCTCTAGAGCACCTACTGTAATGACGTGATACGTTAGTAAGTTTAATTGAACATTATATGACACGACCATATCTACTATCCCAACGAGATTAGCTGGGTCATGAACAAACCAATACAGCGTTTCTCTTTGTCCATCTTCATACGCACCAATACATTTAGCTTGGTCGCTTAAAGGAACTCCATTATAACTTAAACTAGTTAGTTTATTATTCCCTTTTGTATTTTCAACCGAACCAACCTCAGATTCCTCAGTAGAGCCTAGCCTAATATTCAAAGCATCAACATACTCACCATTAGGAATCAAGCGTTCATCAACGCTTTTGTTCATTCGACCTGCGATAAAATTTCTAGTAGTTTCTGCCATGCTTATTTAATCCACTTATCCATACCTCTGATGTTTTGAATCAAACGACCAGGATGTATATTACTAATTCTAAGTTTAGCGTTTCTTAGTAACGCAGAGCTTCTTTTTCTTGCTCTAGCTACAACATATTCTTGTACACCTAACTTGGCATTTAATATAGCAAATTGAATATAAGCGTAAACATATTCTTCAAATAATTTATTGACACTTATTTGAGAGTCATCTCCAGCCTCCATTCCATCTGATACATATTCTAAAATACAGAACTCACCTGCCATATCTGAACTGAAGTTAATAACTCCTGCTTTTTTATTTATTTTAAATGTAGGATTAAAGTTTGCAGTCTCTGTATTTAATCCGTACTGAGCTCCTATACCGTAATCAAAATACCAATTACCATCTATACAATACCCCTCTCTATTGTTATAAGGGCTTTGCTCGTTAAGGTAAATACTTTTCTTAGTACCTTCTATCCTTTGCAGGTCAATCGTTGATGTAGATGGCTTCAAAATGTTTCCATCATGGTCAAATAAAATCCTACAAGTATTATCTTGAAGGTATGCATCACTCCAATTGGTTTGAATATTTTCAGTAAGCGGTCTAAGAACTCCGTCTTTATATAAAGATATTCTCACCCAATTTACATAATCTGGAGGTAAAACAAATCTTAGTGTATCACATACTTCTAGCTCTAAAATCTTAAGCTCTTTAAATGCGTCATAATTTAGTTCTTGTATAGCTCTCTTCGCATGAAATAAAATTCTATACCTTTCTTCGTTATTAACTAAACTATGGTTGCCAGAATACATCAACATAAAATTATTAACTATGTCATATAAACTTACATATTGTTATGAACCCCAGTTAGCATCTTCTGTATGAGGGTTTCCTGTATTTTCGTAATATTGATATTCTGTTAAGTATGCCATTATTTTTCTTTTTGTTCTTCTCTCATATCCATTGATTGGCCAAATTGAATAGCTTCTACTTCTCTAATTGACATTCCAGCATATTGTAATATTTTATTTACTAATGTTGGTTCTTCTTCTAAAGGCAGCTCAAAGTCTTGATACAAAGCGTTTGATTGATTAAATGAAGGTTCGCCTCCAACTAACTGAGCGTAAGTCCACTTAGGGTCTTTAGGATACCTTATATACTGGCATAGTATTCTACCAGCTGATGTTTCTCCAGAATTAATTACATTTAAACCCCATTGAAAGTTTTCAGGATATACCTGTATTAATTGTCTACTCTGAGAATAAGCTGGAAATAATTCTGTAGGCTTAGTTAAGTTAGACATGTTAAGTTGTGTAATCTTTTTATTCGTTACTTTTTCACATTCATTAACACCTTGTCTTGTACTTAAAATAGTATAAGATACACCTGCGTTTGGGAATATATTATCCTCCAATAATAATGTGTTAGTATTTGGTGGATTTAGATATCTTACACTTGTTGATTCTCCTGTAGTTAAATTAACAACAACATCGCCTGGCTGAACTCCTAATGCAAAAAAGTTTTTAGTATTATCAACTAACTCTTGTGTAAACGATAATGTGTTTGTGCTGTTAGCGACTAAGTATTTTGTAAGTAATAAAACTTTATTTATTAAATAATAATCAGAACCTGTTGTGGCTATTGTTGGCACACTATAAGTCGATGTTGCAGACGGAGAAACAATAACCTCACTAGCTCCATTTAGATATACAGGCACAAGAGTTTCTTGCTCTGAAAATATTTCTATAGCGTCTTGATATATTTTTTTTATATCTGCCAATCCCACTCCTGATTGCCTAGCATTCTCTTTAGTTATCTGATAATTATATTGATAAAAATAATCTTCAAAAATATCTAGCTGCGCTTGCTTGGCATATAAATTAAAATCACTAGGAGTTATATATCCATAGTTGTTTTTATTAAGAACTGACAGTACAGTTTCTCGTACTGAATTTATTATGCTCATCTGTTAATTTATTTACTACAAAGATAAGCAAAAAAAAAGAGGATGCATTTCTGCAGCCTCTTCTTGTTTGGTTGGAGTAATCAGCTCCTCTATTATTATGAACACTTCTATTGCAAATGTAATAATTATTTTTTATTATCCAAGTTTTTTTCAAGAAACTTTAATATTTCAATACCTTCGTCAGATTGAAGATACCCTGCTACTACGTAGAATGGGTCTTCTCCAAAAGGAATGTTTACCATTCTCTTTTTATTCTTATCTGTATTAAAGTATACATCCTTCTTGTTATTTTTAAATATTAATACCTTATGAGAGAAAAACTCCTGAATTTTAGAATTTAATTTTAAGCCAGGGTCTTTTACAGCTCGCAAGAAAAATTCTGGTTCTTGCTCTGCGTATATTAATATGTCTCTTCTTAATTCAGAAGAGGTGGTTCTAGAAACATCTGTGTTAAATAGGACTCTAGCTAAAGCCTCTACTTGGTCAATGTCTAATTGACGAGCCTCTATAAGAGCATCTACTCTAGAATTCAAAACATCCATTTCTTTCTGGGCATCTTTCTCAGTATTAACCTCAACAAACTTACTTCCATTCATTGGGTGATAATGTAAAAATTCCTGAAGGGTTGGATTTGTTCTTGGTACAGATAAAAATCCATCTTCAAAAACAATTGGCTCTATAATAGCGTTACCATCCTGCTCATCTTCAAAAGGGCTTTTCTGGTTTCTTGCATAGCGTAAAGCTCTGTTAGTTCCTGAAACTTCATCGAAGTGCATTAAAGGATATCTTCTTGAGTTTCTAGTTGGCAGCATAAAAGAAAGTGGTGCTGAGTCTTTGGTAAGTTTATAGGTCTTATTGACCAATACATTTTTTTTCATTTGATTATAATTTATATTTAATAAAAGTAATAATTACCCTCGTCACAATAACGAGGGTAATAATTACATATTTAATTTATGATTGGAAAATCACAAAGTTGTTTGCACCCATAGTACATACACATCTTTCAGATAGGAAGTTTACTTCCATTGCATCTAAATCAGATGTTGCTGCACCACCAGCTGAACCTGTAATCCAAGTCTTGTACTTTCTGTCTTCAGTTTCTGAAGCTCTGTATCGTACATGTAAGAAAGGACGCTTAGCATTCTTTCCAAGGATTTGGTCGTAAACAGTAGTTGAACCAGCTGGCACTAATAAACCATTTACAGCACCTGTTCCAGTTAAACCACCACGCATTGTTGGGTCGTTTAGGTATTTCCAGTCAGACTTGTAGAAGTCATATCCTCTACGGAATCCAGTGAATCCAAGATTCAATGCCATTTCCATGTCGTTATCAAATAGACCATAAGAAGTACCATTAACTCCACCAGCTTGAGCAGAACCATTAAGTTCAGCTAACATGTCATCAATATCAAATCCAAATTGTCTGTTCAAGAAAAGTACATTTTCTTCAATAGCACCTTGCTTGTCTAAACGAGAAATGATAGTATCGAAATCTGCTAGTGCAGTTGGGTTACCACCTGCCCATACATTTCCTCTGTTTTCTACTGCGTGGAATACACCTTCAGAACCTTTGTTTCCTACATCTCCACCTGCTGCAATTGCTCCAGAACCTGCTTCTGCTGGTACTGCTTCAATCATAGCTGTTTCTAGGTAGTCATCAAAACGTAAACGAGTTTCGTGCTCAGACTTCAAGTACCATAAGTATCCTGAAGCTCCGTTCTCAGTAGTCACTTCAATCCATCCGATTTGTGCCATATCAGAACCTGATACTGCATACTTATCTTTGATGATGATTGGAGAGTTGTCGAAGATTTCATCTTCAGCCTCTAGAGAACCTTGCATCCCATTGCTTCCTTTTTTGAATTCAGAACCATAGATAAAGATAGTTGCATCAGCATTACCTACTCCTGTTCCACCTGTATATCCTGCAGCACTGTAGAAAGCTACAGAAATCTCATCAGCATTTAATCCACCTGCAACACCTACTGCAGTTACGATTCCTTTAAATTCTCCTGAGTCATCATTGTTAGAAACAACAACTGTCTGTCCTACACGAATAGCGATAGTTCCAGCAGTTAAGCCTGTTGCAGCTCGGTCTGGTACTAATGCATCGTTAATTTGGAAAGTTACATTTGCTGCGCCAGCTGAAACAGCTGCTCCACACTGTTCATATTTAGTGTGTAATCTTCCTTGCTCTGCCCACTTTACTAGGTCTGAGTTACTTGGTAACTCGGCTCCTACTAAACGTAAGAAAGAAGAAATTGTTCTATTACCATAACGCTCAAATTCTTTTTCATAAGTGTCTGGTAAGTACTGATTCAAAAAGTTGAAATCAGTAATGTAATTTGTAGCCAACGGCACTTGTTGCGGTGCTGGCTGTAGCGCAAACCCTGGTCCTACTGGAGTAGTGTTTGGCCCTAATAATTGTCCTGCCATTTTTTAATTTTTTAAAATGTTGTTAATTTTTTCGTTTAATACTCTTAATTTTTAAACCCCTTCCTTCACTTGGATTGATTGCACGAAACTGAGTTCCTCCTTTAGAAGTAACTTCAGGAGCAGAACGTGTAGACATATTGATGTTTTTCATCTTTCTAGTTACATCGTCCGTTGCTGCTGCCTTTCCTTGCTCGTAAAAAAACCTTGCGAACTTATCAGGGTTCATTGCTGCTGATAATGCTTTATGATATTCAGCTGCGTTTTTAACTAATCCATCTTCATTCAAATGATTATTAATAAAATTAATAACGCTTGATTGAGACTTTTTAATTTCCTCCACAGAACCACCTGGATTGTATAACAAATTAGCTTCATCAATACTGACCTTAAAACCTTTAAAGTCTTGATTTAGCACTTTGTTAGTTTCTTTTTCAAAGAAATCTACTTTCCGAGACTGCTCTTCTGACTGAGTCTTTGCATTCTCAACATATTGCTTGTACGCTTTGTAGTCTTCATTGTCCTCAGAAATACCAGTTGCGCTTGACTCAAGCGGCTGGCGATACATTTCTTTTTGTTCATTGAAAAACTTCTTAGCTTTTACAATTGCCTTTTTCTTTTTTAACTTAGCTCTTTTAACATCAGACTCATCATCTAATTCTTCATCGTAGGAGTAATCCTCCATTAATAGTTCTACATCGTCTTTATCTATACCTTCTTCGGTAGCTAAAAGATACTCAGTTAAAATCTGGTTTTCATCTAAAGAATCGAAGTCTCTGTTTAATTTAACATAATCTTCAATGCCACGACCAGTTTTCTTTTTATAATTAAAATAAGCTGACACATCTTCAGGTAGTTCTTCGTTGTTTTCTTTTTGAGCAAACAAGTCATCTACTGATGATATATCCTTATCATATCTGTTCTTAATATAACCAAGAACATCTTCTTCTCTTAGTTCAGTTCCTTGCGTTTCCTCTGGAACTGTAGTTTGTTCTACAGCTTGTGGCTGTTCTTCTTGCTGTTGTTCTACTTTTTCTATTAGATTCTCTTCTACTTGAGCAGCAGATTTTTCTTCTACAGCACTTACTTCTTTTACTTTTATTTCCATTAGATTAAATTTTAGTACAAATATAGTACATTAAACAATTATAAATTATTTACTTTACCTAGGGTCGAACTCTGCTAAATCAAACCCATCTAAACTATCTTCATTAGACTCAAATGTTTGAGGTGGTAAGTTATTTTTTCTTTGATTAATTAATTTTGATTGCTCTGTATTCTGCTGACTAATACGTCCTGCCTTAGCTGTTTCTCTTTGAGACTCTCTTTGAGATAAAGCCTGCTCTGCCATACCTCTTAACTGTTGATTGTAATTAAACTCTTCAGCCATTAACTGACTTTTTAGCTGAGCCTCATTTTTCATCTTCTCAATTTCAAAAGCTATCTCAGCTTGTTTAATCTGCATCTTAGCATTCATCTCCGCTTGAGACTTTTGCATTGCTGCTTGAGCTGCCATTTGCTGAGACTTCATTTGTGTAGCAGCCTGCATTTGTTGCTGGAGCATAGAATTCTTTTCATCTCGCTCTTGCTTTTGTTTACGCTTAACCTTAAGAAGTTGATTAGCTAATTTTATGTTTTTTATTTCTCGGATATCAATAGCATCTTCTAGATTTATATCTTCTTTAGATAAGGCCATCTGAATGTTGGCCTCAAGCTGAGCTTTTTCTTCTTCATCAGGTGATACCTCAATAAATATACCGAAGTCATAAATATATAAATCAGATATATCGTTAAGTATACTTACGTTATACTTACCTATTTTATTTACAAAGTCTTCTTTGAAATCAGAGTATTCTAATATATCCGCTACTCTATACGTCAGAGCCTCTGCTATTGTTCTATAAATATATAAACTCCCTTGAAGTATATGTCTAGTTGCTGTGTTAGAATTTAATGCAGCAAGCTTTTGTAATCCAACTAAGGAATTAGGGTCAGGCGTTGAGCCATCCCTGGCTTCATTTAATCCTGTTACAGTTCTAATCATGTTTAGATAATGATTATAGTTTGTAATAAGCATCTGAGTTTTACTAGCACCACTATTAGATGTAAGCTGTTGTATAGGAACTCTGGCTTGATTAAAGTCACCATCTTGTGTATAGCTTCTACCAATAACAGAACCTGTTTGAAAATACAATCTTAATGCATCTTCAGGATTATACGCAGCTCCTGTACCTAAATCAACTTCATTTAATCCATCTGCATCTATAAATACTCCATCAGGTACTGTTCTAGCTATAACTTGTTGTAGTTTCAAATGTGTAATCTGAATTAAATCAGCAAATGGAATCATTCTTCTTACTAATGATTCAATAACTCCTTTATACATTCTTGGCGCAACAGCCACATAGTTTGGTAATGCATGTTGTGAAGAAGACTGAGGGCGAACCATGTTACTGGCAAGCTCCCACTTTAAAAGAATATCAGTACCCATCACCATTATTCCATCATACCAAACGTCAATAGTTTTTGAGACTTTCTCAAACTTCCCATCCTCCATCATTTCTGGTGGTGGGTTAAATTGGTCATCTTTCTCTATCATTTTTTTAGCTCCACTATCTGTAACCTTTTTCTTATAAACCATCTTCTTTGTGGTTTTATAATTAAAATACATTAAGGTTACTGTGTCTCTATAAAAAATATCGTTTTGTTGATACTGTGCTGTGTTGTAATAATCATACCAGCTCTGACTGTATTTAGATATTTTTTCTAAATCATCATTAGTTAAACTCTGGTCTATTTTAAGTAGCTCTGAAATTGGAACTACTTTTATTTCACCCCAATAAAAACAATCTTTAAAGTGTGGGTCTTCTGTGTAACTATATACTATGTTTGCAGGGTCAACATACTTAACCTCTACCCCAGAACCTGGTAGGAATTCGTGCTTTGCGCATCCTATTCCCAGTACAGTTAAGTTGTAGTCAATTCTTTTACGAGCATCTACATAATGGTTTTCCTGGAACATAGTGTCGATAGCTTCTTCTTCTGCTATCTCAATTGCAGGCTTGTAATTAAGCTGCATATATAATTTTAGTTCTTCATCGTTTTCAGGAAGAGCATCAGGGTCCATTGTAAATGGGTCTGCTCCTGTCATATCTTTGATATCTAAGAGTATGTCTTTAGCAGCCATTTGCCCTTCAACCATATCTTGATATTTACTTCTTTTACCTTGGGATAATGCGTCTTGAGCATAAGCCTTTACCTTAAAAAGTCTGTCAGACATTCCATTAACTACAATATCTACAAACTTAGGAAGTATAGGGACAGGAGTCCAATCTAAATTAAGATAAGATAAGTCTCCATCTACAGCTAATTCGTTTTTGTATTTACCTACTGATTGTTCTCCTCTAGCATATAAACGTAATCTGTGAAAATCTCGCCATTGGTTATAATAACGACAGCCATTGCCATCTTTTCTAAACCACTCATACTGTATTGCTTGCCCTATCTGTAAGCCAAACTCATCAGTGGCTTTTTCGGCATCTGATACAAATTGACTAGGAAAGCCTACAGATGAAATATTTACTTTAACTTCTTTCATCTATCTAATTAAATCGCTCGTTAATCCCTTATTGGTATACCTTGCAAAGTTAATGGAAATTTTTGAGCTTTTCTTTTCAGGTGTATACAAATGTTTTTGGCAAGCCATTATAGATAATCCACTACTAATAGATGCATCAAACTTAGTTCTGTTACCTATATCGAATTTGGCCCAGTCCTCTAATGTTCTAGCAAACGGCATAAATCCCATTAAATCAGAGTCTCTAAAAGTTCCTTCAATGTCTAAACCAATATACTTTTCTATATATGATTCTATTGCAGATGCGTGTGCTTGTTTAATATCCTCACTGGAGTTTGGGATACCTCCTAATTCCTTTTCTGTTCTTGATAGTTTGTTAAAAATTTTATCAGGTCTGTTCATGCTAAAAGCCCTATACCCTCTATTTTTAAAATGATATAAAAGTCTAGGTTTATTATTCTCCACAAGTATTGGCATTCCATAAAAAACACAAGCCATTAATACTTCTTCAAAAAATATTTCAGCTGTTTGAGGTCTTGCTACATACTCCAAGAAAAACTCATTACTTGGAGCTTCGTCCATGTTGAATTTTGTCAGGCCATGTAGTGCACCATTAGAACCTCTTCCACCTACTGTTCCAGATATGTCATAACTATCACAACCAAACGCACCCAGGTGTTCATTACCTGGCATCTTTTTGCCATTCCTGTTTATGACTCTATTCTGTAAATTTTTATTGGGTGTCCATGACACCAGGAATCTTCCACGATTGTTAGGTGTCCATATAACTTTAGAATCTTTTATTCCGTCTTTCCATGAAAAAGAGCCTCTTGTTAAATGATGTTCTTTTATAACAGAATCGTTATAATCAATCTGCTGATATATCTTTGTTAAATTAAATAAAGATTGTTTACTTTCATCTCTGAAAGCATGTGACTCAGTTCTTGGAAACTGTCTATAGAATTCGTTCAAAGCATCAGGGTCATTCTTTAGACTTTCAACTTCAGCTTCCCAATAATCTATCGCACCATTCTCTATAACCTCACCATCAACACCAATAGTTTTTTCTGTAGGTTTTCTAAAAACAGGTAATCCATATCTATCTATAAATCCCTCCATATTCCATTCCATTGGAATAAATAAGTTATATAATCCGCTTTTAGTTTGGCCATTAGAATTACGCTTACTCAATGATGAATCCTCGTATAATTTCTTAAAATTATCTCCACCTTTGCTCAATGCATTAGAAGTAGACCCCATCATGCATTTACCTATAATCTTACTACCTAAACGCAAACAAGTTTTTGTTACACGCCAGTTATTTAAAATATTATTTGGCTTTATCCATTTACCACTTTCATCATGTACTAACAATAATAACTTCTCACCATCATAGGAGTTGTCATCTGTGTTCTTCCAATCTATAGTTGTATCTAATCCTAACAATTCTTCCTTGTTAGCATCATACATATTTTTCTTTGTGATTTTAGACGCTGGTATTCTAAACGCTAGTTCTGTTTTAGGCTTGTCCATACCATCTTGAATAGGTTTAAAAAAGAATGGTAACCTATTAGCTATAGGTACAACCTTATCGGTAAACATTTTCTTTGCATCAGAACCTGTCTTTGATAGTATACCAACCCTTGAATCTTTTGCTAGAGTTCCTGTGTTTACGCTCTCTGAAGACCCCATATAGGAAAACCCTGAACGTCTTATTTTTAAATAAGTCATTCCAAAACTTCTGTTATCAGCTTTACACGCTTCCCAAAATAAGTAAAATATTCTATTAGCTTCTCTATAATCTGGATAACCCACATCAATAGAAGTCCATTGCAGATACATGTAGTGAGCTCCAGTTATATAAGTGGGCACTCCATTATTCATAAACCAATGTCCTAACTCTCTACTGTCAAACTCATTCTCAATGTAATCAACCCAGTTGTTTTTAAATTCACTAGGCATTTCGTTCCACTGAAATATTGATTGAATTTTACTAAGAGGTTTTGGAATGTCTATTCTTTCCCAGTATTGTTCAGGTTTTTTCTTTGAACGTGAATGTATATTTTTTGGTTGTTTAGGTAGTCCAATAATAAGACCTTGTATGTTTATTATATTTCCAAGCTCACCGCTCCTAGATATACAAACAAAGTCGTATTTCTTGTTATACCCATACTCCCAACTTTTTTTATTATTCTTATTGGTAAGTACGGATTTAGGTACGTAATCTTGTACCACCTTATACATGTCTTTATTTTGACCTACGTTCTGCAAACCCTTGTTTTGTATCTACTTTGTTATTACCTTCCGAAAGAGATAAAGCTTCTTTCTCTGCTTCTATTCTACTTAGTATTTCAAATGCATCAAATATTGCAAGCTTCTTAGTGGCTGCTGCATTCTTAAGTCTGTCTGCTGCTAAGTCATCTTCAAGGTCTGGCTTTATGATATCTTCTTTAGCAACTTTTATTAACTGGTGAACAGCCCTTCTGGCTGCATCAATAATTTCTAATTTAATTTCTCTGTTTGATTTCATAATATCATTGTTATTTGATGGTCAAACATTCTATATAGCTTCTCTCCATCAACCTCAAACTCGTATTCACTTTCAGGTTTAAATGAAATTAAATCTCCTTTTTTTACGCCTTGATTTATTAATGTAGTATTGGGGTAAATCATCTCTGCGACTAAAGGTTCTTCTTTAGTGTTTTTAAATATAATAGATTCTTTTGTTTTTATTGGTTTAACATAACAATATCTGTCATGACAAAACCATTGTGTTCCATTCTGGTACATAAAAAACTGGTCGTTATCAACTAGAAATAAATTATCTTTTAAAAAACTCTTACCACTTTTTCTTCTTCCCTTAATATCGTTATAGAATTTAAAAACATTGTGATGAACAAGAAGAGTATCTCCTACCTTTATAGGGCCACAATAGTTTATAGGTAATGCTTTTACTTCGGCATACCTATTGGAGTACCTAACATCTTCTTCTGATGAGCTTACTAAAAAATCAATACCTCCAATATTTTTAGTATTGGAGTATCGCTTGTTTTCTTTTGGTTTAACTATAAAGTCTGTTGGTGATTTCAAAAGTTTATATTGTATTCAATGGATATAGGCATAGTAGAACTAAACTCTTTCCAAAGAATAACAACATCATTATCATCTATGTATATTTTATAGGACTGTAATTCAGAGTCATACTTTATTAAATGAATCTTGTGTGTTCCATTCAGAACATCTTGACCTACTAAGTAATGCATAGCTCCAGACTTATAATCTGGACCGACAGATATTTTTCTTATATCCATTATATTTAATTTTATTTATATTTTTA